TAACCAATGAATTTAATATCATTTGGTAGGTCATAATTTATAGGAACTTCTATACCAACTAATTCATATCCCTTCTTACTAAAATATTTATTTCTATTTTTCTTGAACCATTCTAATATAATCAACCCATGAGAATAGAACTCTTCCATATCCTTTTGTTCACAGAATACTTCTCCACCATTTTTCTCCATTATCCGTTGGTAATTACGTTTCATTCTTGTCAACAACATTTTTTTTAGAGGAAGAGTATCAGCCATCTTTACTGTATCATTGTACATTACAGTAAGATACGTCTGAAGAACTTCATGCATTGAAGTACCGAACATGGTGTGTATACTATCTGTCCATTCACCTTTTTTGTCAATATAGTTTAACTTCCACTTATGTGGACAACTTACCCATTGATTGTACTGACTATAACTTATCTTCTTCACTTAGCCCACTTTCCTCTAGCTACAACTTGAGCCATAACTCCATAATTAGATATGTCTGAATAACTATCTACCAAACCTTCGCCTTCAAGAGAACCATTGTCCCCACGCATTAGTATGGTTTTGATTCGTTCCACCTTATCGTTTATCCTAAACCAAATACCCATAAGAGATAGTCTCTTCTCCTCTTCGTTTACTAACATCTGACCAACAGCAATATTCTGAGGACCATAATCATGTTGTTTGTGAAGAAACAATTCATATTGTTCTTGTTGTATCTTTTTAAACTCTGATGTCATTTTAGGATACTTCTTTTCCATATAAGAAACAATATCTGTGTATTCCTCAACGTTAGATGTTCCTTTTGGTGTATCGTTTATAACCTTCATATTTCTCTCCAATTTACGTTTAAATATACACAGAAAAGCGTATACAAGTCAAGAGTTTTTTTACATATTTCCATCATTAATACTACCAACAACATTAAGTCCTGCAGCTTTTATCTTACGTTCTTCTATTCCCCATTTTCTACCCAACTCACCAAGTTCCATCATACCACCTTCTGTAAGCATCAACATATCTATAGCTTGTATAGCTTCTCTTCTACTACACTCATCATTGTTTCTAACAATATTAACTAACCATTCTGGATGATTCATATCATTTTTCCCCTTTACATATTTTAACCAACGTTTACCTTTAGGTAATACATTAGTATATAGTTTATATAACTCTTTTGGTTGTAAGTTATATTTTTGTAATTCATTTACTAATTCTAACCAATTGGAGTTCATGGATAGAAATCTATTTACCATATAATTTGACCAAGTCTTTTTATCTTCATCAGATATCTCATCCCAATAATTAGGATTTTGAACCTTTGTTATCTGATTTATGTGGTCGAATAGACTTTTCTTTTTTACCAAAGATTTTTTCCCATTTCTTTTCCCACTCATCTTGAGTTATTCCCCTTCGTAACTTATCACCCTTACCTGCACCAGTATTCTTACTCATTACCTTTTGGCATCATTGATTCTGGTACTTTACCACAATTACCACAACTAAATACCTCGATTGGTATCATTGCTTCTTGACCAGTTGGTGAAACTATTGGTGATATTCTTCTTATAAAGTAAGATTTAATAAAAGAATAGTTACCACAATCATCACACTTGATTGATTCTGTATCTTCAAGGTGTATCTCTTTTTTTGGTGGTTTTATTGGTTTCATTGGTTTTGTACTCATTTTATTACTCCTAATAATTCTATTAACATAGCCATAGCATTAATCTCTTTATCTACTACTTGACCATCCGATAATTCATACCGTGCTATAATCAAAATACATTCTGCTACATGACCTTTACCCCAATCATCTACCTCATCATATAATAATCTGAATAAATCAGCAAAGTCTGTAATTTTATTATCTAGTAAAAGTTGTCTGATTTCCTTGAATCCATTTTTCTTATCTTGTGTTTTCAAAATCTTTAACAACTTTAACTTATAATCATTCTGTATAATACTTGTGGTATCTAACTTTAACTTACCCTTAACCACGTTTCTTTGAGCAGCATTGATTATTCTTCTAATATCAGGATAACCACTATCAATTAATACTTTCAAATCATTCATATCAGACATCACATTTTCTTTCAATAAGATGTCGTGTGTATGTTTCGCAACTTCCTTTTTTGATGGTGGTATTATCTGAAATGATTGACAACGAGATTGTATCGGGTCAATTATTCTTTCCACGAAATTACAAGTCAATATGAATCTACAATGTTTTGAGAATGTCTCCATAAGATTACGAAGAGCAGCTTGTGCATTGGGTGTGATGTAATCACACTCATCTAATATTATTACCTTATACTCTTTAAAACCCATTGTAGAAGCAAAGTTCTTAACCTTGTTTCTGACCGTGTCCACGTTGTTCTCATCAGAAGCGTTGATGTATAGATAGTCACATTCTATATTCTTTACAAGAATCTTTGCGAGAGTGGTCTTACCTGTACCAGCCTTACCATATAATAAAAGATGTGGTAAGTCACCACTCTCAAGATAAACAGATACTTTATCTTTGAGATGTTCATTCCCAATGTAAGTATCTAAGTTACTAGGCCGATACTTCTCTACCCATAATGTATTACTCAAATTTTCCTCCAAATCCAAATAGGTTCTCCAAAAGCTATATCTTTTGTATGTTTTGTTTTGTCTTTTAAATACTCTTGAAAATACTCACTTTTAGCATTTCCAGCTCCACCACTATTAAATCTCTTAGTCATTTCCATTCCAATACAACCAAAATAATGCAACCCTTGTGATTTAATAAAATCATTCATCGGATTACAAATATCAAAGTAGTCTTTATCTTTTGAAGAATATACATCTGCAATATTCACAGCAAGGATACCATCTTTCTTCAAAGTTGGAATCATCTTACCTATAGCTTTATGTAAAAAGTTTTTATTCCAACTATCAATATTTTTATATCTAACATAACTTTGTGTATCTTCATCAGAATACTTCTCAACATTAAAATATGGTGGTGATGTAAATATTGTATCAAAGTGATTTTCATATTTAGAATAATCTACATCTTCAGCTGGTTCACAAATCAAATCTACTTTCTTTTCTTCCTCAAAGAATGTTTGATGTTTCTTATAAAACTCAACTTGTCTTTGATAGTTTGGATGATTAAGTGTATTCGGGTCAATCCCAACATATGATTTTGTAGTCTCTCCACAATAAAACCCAGCCAACCTATCACCCCAACCAGCACTAAAGTCGAGTACATTAACACTTCCAAAATAGTCATAAAATGCCTTTGCAATACTTGGTTTAAATTGTGACGCCACATACTTTCTCAATGTGGTCGCCATTCTGATACTCTGTAAATCTACTTTGGTTAAAACCTTTTCCAAACTCCAAAAAGCCCTTACTATTGTTTTGATACCATCTACTGTTTGCCAAGTTCTCCAACCACTTGGTGTCCTTGTCCAATCCACCTTCCATCTTGTTTCTATATGAAATGGATTAGAAGCATTGTTACCAGAATTATCTCGCTTGAAATATTTATCTGTCAATGGATACTTTGACTTTCTTTCATTTCTAGGAAACCAAGAGTCTTCCACTAATAAATTAGGCCACTTAACACCCTTTAGTTTATTCAAACTTCTCAATGTTTCTTTTTCTGTAATCTCTGGTATCGGACATGGGTATGTGTGTAGGCATTTTGCCAACTCATCTACCAACTCATCTTTTTCATATGTGGTGATGATATACTGCCATTCCTTTTCATCAATTGAAAGGTAAGGTTTCATACCATAAAACTTTTTAAAATAATCTACAACTTTTTCCATATCCAAATTGGCTCACAAAATGTTTTATCTTTAGTTTCTTCTGCTTTCTTTAAAGCTTCTTCTGTATAATCATCTGACTTTGCAGTACCAGCTCCACCACTATTTGGTCGTTTTGCTAGTTCCATTCCAATACAACCTTTATATTCTGAATCATGGAATGTACTTAAGAAATTATTCATAGGATTACAAATCTCTAACCAACCTCTATCAGTTGACCACTTCGAGTTAGAATAGACATCTGATATGTTCACTAATAAGTATCCACCTCTTTTTACAGAACACCATAAATTTTTTAAAGTCTTCTGTAGAAAGTTTTCATTCCATTCATTTATTTCTTTATGTCTAACCCAACTTTGTGTTTCGTCATAACTATATCTCTCCACATTAAAATATGGTGGTGATGTAAATACAGTATCAAAAAGATTTTTGTATTTAGTAAAATCTACTTCTTCTGCAGGTGATTCTATAAAATTACATTTCTTTTGAACTTCAAATACAGTCATATGTTTATGGTAAAACTCTGCTTGTTCTTCGTAGATTGGATGATTTTCTTTTCTAGGATCGATACCAAGATAGTACTCGGATGTTTCACTTGCATAGAATCCAGCCAACCTATCTCCCCAACCAGCACTAAAGTCTAATATGTTTTCACTACCTAACTTATCATATAATACCTTTGCAACATTAGGTTTAAACTGAGCACATATGTATTTTCGTAAACCTATCATAGTTCTCAAAACGTTACGATTTATCTTAGGTAACTTTAATGAGTAAGCTGAACCCATTAACGATGTCATGAATTTTTTAGACTCCCAAGTTCTCTGAGGGCCTGGTGATACTGAACCATCTACTGACCATCTGTTTACTTGTTGAAAGTAATTACTTGCCTTATTACCAGTATTAATTCTTTTGAAGTATTGTTGTTTACCTTCAAAAGTTAAATCATACCTATACTCAGTACCTTCACGAGCAAACCACTCTCCATCTACCAAAACATCGTTATGGTTCATACCCTTTAGTTTAAGATAATCTCGATGAGCATCTTTTACAGACATCTCAGCATAAGGAATTTCATAAGTCATTGCTACCTTAGCTAGACTCTCCTTCACATCTTCCTTATCAAATGTATCTTTTATATACTCCCACTCTTTTTCATCGATTGAGAGATAAGGTTTCATATTATAGAACTTGTCAAAATACGAAAGATACATTAATCAACGTCTTGTACTGGTACTAAATAATAAGTTGAAACATAATCATCTACCTTAAAAGATATACGAGATAGTCCATCACCACTAACTTCAAACTTAGCACTCTCACATTCTTTGTTTGCACTCAATACTTCTTTGAAGATGTTTGCATTAAAAGATACGTTTTCAATATCACTAGATTTAGTAGTAGTAACTGGTATTGTTACTCTGTTTGTATTTACTGAAGAATGTCCAATAACCAACTTAGTATCAGTTCCATCTGTAATTACTGTGAAGTTATCTGTATCAGATAAAGCACCTTTACCAGCAATGAACTTACTAATAAATTGTGGTGTCACATCAATTTCTAAATGAAATTCTGGTATTTGTTTTAGTTGTGGTGGTTTATTTATTACTGAAACATCACTCAACATATAGTTGATTGTAGAATGTGCATCAGACACTTTTAGTGAAATAGATTTACCACCAGCCTTATTAACAGATACATTAATATCATCATCTAAAACTGATAATAGTTTTGTTAATTGTTCTGTATTATAAACACCTATCTCACAATCTTCCATTTGTGATTTATCCATAACAAGCTCACCTAACAAAGTCTTATCACCAGATATGAATCTAGTGGTTAGTTTGTCTAACTCACTTTTTAATATTACAGAATTGACAGTTCCACTTAGATAGTATTTGTCTATAAAACGAACTATTCTTTTTTTATTCATTATAACTCCTTAGTTTAATAACCATATATACATATATATATAAGTTAGTTTGTTCAAAATCAAAAAAATCTTTCTATAGTTTTTGTAGCATCTGTTGGTTCATCCCAACCCAACGCTTCATAAAACATCATTATTTTTTTCTCCAATGCTTGTTTGTAAAGTTTATTCGGGTTTATATTATCCCTAATAAATTTCATTATTTCTGGTGGATCTTCATACCCTTTGTATGCAACGGTGTCTAATCCTAGACTATTGTTTTTTAGATACACCCACTTCACTTTACTACCATCAGATATCTTTTCATATCTTTTATCTTGATTGTAATGTTGTAGTAAATCATTATATGCAATAGCAGACTTTACATGAACTGGTGTTCCTTTTTGATATGGTGCAAATGGTCTTCTACCTTTTTCGATATACTTCTTTATGTTCTTAACACCAGTTGGTATTGCTATCTTATCCACATCCATTAGTCTCATACTATTCTTAAAATTTAATATAAACTTATCTAGTTTATCTTTTGGTACATCCATTAGAATATCTTCTAACAATTTACTTAACATATCTCTCATTGCTGTAGGGAAACTAGAACGAACTGTATCCAATCCTTTGACCATCATCTTGTTTACTTTCTTTCCGTTGTCATTGATAATCTTCAATCCATATCGTTTCTTTGTTACGAACAATCCACTCTTTGCAATAACCTCTTGTTTAATATCAAACCTATGTTTTGTTATATTACAAAACTTCTTAGCAAAGTAATCATAAGCAGTATTTAAATATATTT